TTTTTTAAAATTAAATGTAAGTTGTAGACTAGTCATCAGAATAATCTCGTTCAATAATCATATCTATGTAATGTTTTGCTTTTTGTAAATCTTCTTTGCCCCCTTTTCCCTGATGCCTACATACATATTTTATTACATTGCCTTCTGCAAAAAGAATTTTGTTTTTGTTTATAAACTGCGAGGGTTGGATATCAAAATCTCTGTAATACTGTCCGCCCTTTAACCAAAGATTATTTTTTGTAGTACTCATTTTCAATCTCTTTTAATAACTGAGAAAAAGTCAACTCATTTTTATCCTCTAAAAATTCAATTGTTAACATCATTCGTATTCCATCATAATTTAAAACCATATGTTCCTTTTGATTATTGAATAAAAATCTCGTGCCCGGATAATATTGTAATTCAGTCACAGGGTGTTGTACATCAGCTTTATCTCTAAAAAAGGTATACGATGTGTTTGGTGTAGGGATCATTGTATTCACACATACACCTCTATTAGAATCAGCGTGCCAATTATACATAGTCTTATTTTCCATTTTAAGAACACCCACTTTATATTTATGTCGACCATACAACCATAAATAAAAATCATCTTTTAGTAAGATATTAATTGGTATTGGTGTGGCTGTAAAATTGAAATAGGGTATCCACTCTGTTTGTGGGTTAAACACTATGTTGTGTAATTCTGGACTATAAAATTGTCCAATTCTTAGTTCTTCAAAATAGGGGCTCATTTTTTCTCCTGTAGGTACATAAAATAATCTTTTCCAATAGGATAATTATATTTATAGTCTGTGGATAAAATATGTAAAGTGTTTTTTGCTCTTGTAACTCCTGTGTAATAAACTCTTTTTTCATCAGACTGCTCATCTTTTGTTTTATGTGAAAAAGATGCGGGCCAATTTGTTTTTGAGTAAATTAACACATTGTTAGCCTCGCCACCTTTTACAGAGTGAATAGTATCAATAATTATCTGAGGGTCTTTATCAATAGTTTTTTGCCCATAAGTTCTAAGTAAACGAATGAAATACTGAGTTTGGTTTGGTGTAAAGTTTCTTTTCAAAATAATCCACCAAGGTCGTGTTTGTTCATAATCTTCTAAATCTAAACCCGCCCACTCTTTTAATTGTTTGAAAGTAAATGTCTGTGTTTCAGGAATGTTTTGCCAAAATTTAGGTGTTCTAAAATCAAAATCTTTTAAATCCCTAATGTACTTGTACATATTTTCAGCTTGATCTCTGCTGATAGATTTATCTTTTGATAAGGTTGTCCAAGATTTAATTGCACTCCATTGTTTTTTATCAAAAGACTTATTACCTTTATTATCAGAAAAATATAAGCCTACATCCTTTGCGGCCATCTTTAACTCTGTAACAGTTGAATTTACTCTACCTAAAATATACCAAGTCCCTTCAGAAGTTTTAAAAGGTATTTCATTAAAATTTAAATATCGTTTTACTGTACCAAATTTTTCAGTGTGTTCATACTCTTTTTCTACACTATCAAATATACCTCGTCTTATTATTTGAGAGAATTCATATATCTCTTTACCAAAACGTCTTGTTTGTCTAAGCACAACAGGTCGCCCTGGAAAGTAAGTTGTAAAGTATTTTGGATCTGCTCCATTCCATTTATATATACCTTGATCATCATCCCCAGCTAAATAAACACGTTTAACTTTATCAACCATTTTATAAATCACTGACCATTGTAAAGGTGTAAAATCTTGAGCTTCATCAAGTATCAGAACCTCCAAAGGTGGAAAGTCTACTTCATTAATGGCCCTTTCAATCATATCTGTAAAATCTATAAACGAATTTTTTTTGTAGTGTTCGTATGTGTCAACCTTTCTTAAAAATATATCTAAATTATCTTTTTTATAACCCTCTTTTTTATATACAAGTTTAGGGTCTTGCATCATATTTCTAGCCTTGTCATAGATACCTAATGACCAATCTTTGTATAAAAAGCCATCATCAGCTAAACGAGTATCTGATGTCTTAATTATTTTACTCTGCAAAGCAAAGTCTAACATACAGTTCTTAGGGTCAAAAACTTCTTCTTCAAAGTATCTACGACAATACTTATGCAGTGTTTTAAACCTTTGAAAATCATCAGTGTCATACTTTGGGAAAGCAGCTAGCGCTCTATCCCTAGCTGTATTCACTGCTTTATTCGTAAACGAAATAAAAGCAATATCTTTTGGATGAATACCTATTCGTAAATATTTCTTTAATACTCTTTCTATTAAAGTATAAGTCTTGCCTGTGCCTGGTGGCCCAAAGATCTTAATTGTCTTTTTGTGCAGACTCTTTTGTTTCTGGATTCCTGAATTTATCATGATACCTTTCGTCCATTTCTGATGTTTCGTCTTTAGTTTTTATTTTTTTAATACTGTGGTGGTTTACAAAATTAGGCATATCAACATACCACACATTCTTTTCACCCTCTTTATAGTCAACCCTCTTACAATTTAACATACGAAGTGCATCAGCTGTAGTGTTAAAGGTTCGTGATGCGTGTTTCTTGAGAAACTTATCAAGGGTAAGTTTTTTAAAATAACATATATTTGATTTAGAATCTAATACTACATAGCCATCTTTCAGTTTATCAAACTTATCTTGTTCTATATGCGATTCAAAAAAGTTCTTTAAGACAGAATAGCGCTCTTCCTCCACTGTATCTGTATACAAATGATCCATAGATTCTTGTGCTTTTTCTACAATATTTTTCATTAACAATTCAAAAGGACTAGGCCCTTTTCTAGGTTTAGGAAGAGTGAGCCAATAAACACGATGCCTTAATAATCGTACACGAAAAGACTTCTCATCTTTCATATCTTCTGGAGTGACAGAAATTTTTGATCCTTTAAAATCAAACTCGTACCAAATATTTTTGGTATCTTGAATGTAACTAATGTTTTCAAAAGCCTCAATTATATCGGGAACTGCTTCGCCAATACCTAATCGTCTAGACTTACATAATTCTTTGTTGCAAATTGGATTATACTCTGGATGTTTTGGTGGACATTGAAATTGATAGCCCCCTTTATGAACAGATTTAGCAAGTTGTACAACCTCTGTTCGTGGCAAAGGCTTAGCAAAAATTTGAGAATTTCTTGTCAATGCAGATTCCTCAAGTTGTTGTACTGAGAGAGTTGAGTTCTTTTTCATCTCTAACACAAGGACATTAAATAAAAAATTGTTTCTGTTTGTACCACTCCACCCCTCTTGAATTAGTTTTTGTACACAAGGTGGATAGTGTTTCCATTCACTCTCAGCTTCGTATTCTTGTACTTTTAAATTAAAAAAATCTTTAGGTTCAACAGTGCGCTCTTTTGCTAGTTCAACAAATCGTCCTACCATTATTGGTGTATTATTACCATCAAAAGCAAACTCCATTGATGCATTCATATTGTGATAAGGCATATTAACTGCCTTGTTGCAAGGAAAAATCTCTTGCGCTAAAAAATACTGTTCATTAATTTCTGATAATTTTTTTGTGACTTTTACTACATCTGCCAACTCTGAAAAGAAAACAAATATGTGTAATCCACCAGATTTAGATTTGACAGGAACAAAAGGTAATTTGTACTTGCTAATTATTTCAACATATTTTTTTTCTGAGTAATCTTTGTAATTGTTTGGATCAACATCTATACATCCCCATTTACACTGCTCATCAGCTTCTGGTTTGAGACCTAACCTAATCTTACCTTCTAGATGTTGTTTCCATACTTCTTCTGTCACAGGCTCGTGCACAGTGACATAATTAGCTTGTCGTTTACCTCGCTCATCGTCCTCTCCCGTAAGAGAGGACTTGAGATATCGAGAGTCATCGCCTTGAAACAACGACAACAATTCCTTATGCATTAGAAAGGAACGTCTTCTTTGGTCGTTTTATTTTTATCTTCAGCAAATTCTACTTTACCAAAAATATCAGACTCCTTAGCACCCTCATAAAAACCTTTTGTTATTTCAAGAGCACCACTGTCAGTTGGTTTGTCAAGAAATCTGACAAATTCAACAACCCAACCAAACCAATTGTTACCATTACCAGATTCTTTGGTAGTTGTTAGTTTGTAAACACTTGCCCAAGATGGAGGTATAAAATAACCATTCTTACCTTTCATTCTTTTTGATTGCATCATAGAGTTCCACAATTTAGATTTCTTCTTCTGTGTGGATTTCATTGTAATCAAAGCACTTTCAATAGGGTTAAAATCTTTATCTAAAATGTACACAAAGTGATTACCTGTGTCTTCAACATAGTGACCACTTTCAAGGCGATCTTTACCATCGTCGGCCCTTTGTGTCTTATTCATAATAGATTGGTCTGTGTGTATTTGAATAGGTCTACCCGGACTATCTCCACGATCAGCCCATTCATTAAAAGTGTTAATGAAAAGACAAGGAACAACATAAACTCCCTCTTTACTTTTATAAAGAGAACCCGTGACTTCATTATAGATATCACCTTGTTTTGCTTTTTCATTATACTTACCATCACTCTCATCAAGCACTGGCGAGTTAGCATAAAGTATTTTTAATATAGGTAATTTTGTATCACGAGCTGTGATGTTTTCTGTACCTTGACCAGAAAATTCTTCCAGATTTGTAAGAGAGGGAAGAGACTCTTCTTTTTTTGCGACTTCATTCATGTTTATTACTCCTTGGTTTTAATAGTCGTTTTATTTGATACATATACCCCAAACAAATCCATAGGTATGTTCTGACCACTTTGTATTTGTTCTCTAACAAAAGCTTTAAGTGTCATAGGTTCTACTTTTTTCTTTTGGGATACATTATGTCCTTTACCTTTTAAATCTTCTACAATTGAATTAGCAATATTGTCTTCAGATTTACCAAAAGTGAGGGACACTTGGTTTTTAATTAGATCTCCATATCCATTAGATGAAAGCCAATCAAAAGCTTCATCTGTTTTGGAAACAGGAATTTTGGCAGCATAAAAAGGCTTTACTTCAACAGATGATCCATCTATTAATTTAAGACTTGATATACCAGATTGTTGCATTAGATTTGGAATTTCGTTTTCAGAAAGCAAACGTTCTTCACCGCGCAAATTTTTAATATTTTCTTCACACTTTGTTATTTGTTTCTGAAGTTCCAATAGTCTAGTGCAAAGTTCAGATAATTCTTGCGACTTACCTGTATCCACTTTTATTTCAGTGGATTCTTTCTCTAGATCCATAAGGACCTCCTTTCATCGTATACAAAATTAATTTTTTTCATTTACAATGTCAACAAAAAAGTTAAGATATTTTTGGGAGATAATTTGACCAAATATAATTTTAAAACTAAACCATTCAAACATCAACTTAAATCTTTGGAAAAAAGCCAAGGAAAACAATGCTTTGCATACTTTATGGAGATGGGTACAGGAAAAACAAAAGTTGCCATTGACGATGTTGTAAATTTATATTTTGAAAAAAAAATAGATACAGTTGTAGTTATTGCACCAAACTCTGTTTATCAAAATTGGATTAATGAAATAAATATGCACGCTGGATGTGATGTAAATATAAACACACATAAGGTTGATAAAAACTTTGTTCACGAACAAGATAAATTAAATTTTTATTTATTTAATGTAGAAGCTTTTTCACATTCTTCTGGTGTAAACATATTGAAAAAAATTATGAATGTGTTTCACAAAAAAATGTGTGCGATAATAGATGAGTCAACTACTATAAAGAACAGACAAGCCAAACGAGCAAAAAATATAATACAAGTATGCCAACCATCAACTTACAAAAGAATTCTAACAGGCTCCCCAATTACAAAATCTCCTTTAGATCTTTATACCCAATGTGAGTTTTTAAAGCAAGGATTATTAGGGTTTACTAATTACTTCGTTTTTAGAGCACGTTATTCTGTTATGAAACAAATTCAAGTTGTGGGTAATAAAAATATAATGATACCTATTTACTATCAGAACCTTGATGAATTAGAAGAAAAAATAAAACAATTTTCGTATCGAGTAAAAAAAGATGAGTGCTTAGATCTACCACCAAAAGTTTATGAGAAGAGATTTATTGCTTTGTCCAAACAACAACAAGATATCTACAATGATCTAAAAGAAACGTGTCGTGTTATTATTGAAGATGAAATGGTATCGTACACAAACAAACTAACTGAAATATCCAAATTGAATCAAGTGTGTTGTGGGTTTTTAAAAACTGACGATGGTGACACAAAAACTCTACCTAATGCTAAATTAAACGAGTTAATCAATATCTTAGATGAGATAGATGGCAAAGTAATTATTTGGGCTACATTTGTAGATACTATAAAAACAATAGTAAATACTTTAAAAACTAAATTTGGTAGTGACTCAACAGTAGAAATTTATGGAGCAACTACACTTGATGCTCGTAACTCTGCAATTGAAAATTTTCAACAAAATAAAGATGTTCGTTTTTTAGTAGGTAATCCAACAGTTGCTGGTTATGGCCTTACGCTTACTGCTGCAACAACTGTTATTTATTTTAATAACTCTTTTAATTTAGAAGTGCGCCAACAATCAGAAGATCGTGCTCATAGGCATGGACAAACAAAAAGTGTTACATACATTGACCTTATTGCAGATAAAACACTTGATGAATTTATTCTTAAAACATTGAATTCAAAGATGAAATTAAGTGCTCAAACCTTAGGTGAAGAAGTCTTAAAATTTTTGTAAAACTTTTCTACTCTCGCAAACCATTTCTTCTCATACTCTGATAATAATTCTTCACTAACCAAAAACCCTTGATACAACAAATCTTTGGTGCATACACAAATCAAACCTTGTTTAATATCACCAAAGGTTTTTTTATGCGCTAAGGCATATGCAGCTATTTGATAATAATAATCTTCAATCCATTCTTCTCGTTTAGGTTTATTGGATTGTTTAAAATCAATTATCGTAGGCTTACCATTGTAAACACCAACAGCATCACTTGATCCTGCCCATTGATCTTCATAGTGCAAGCTGACTTCTGTTCCGTATACCCGACTTAATTTATCAAGATTAGAAACAATTGTATGAGCCATCATTCGTGGTAAGCTTCCTTCTTTTGATAAATTTAAATACCCAACACCATTAAGATATTGTTCCATAATATAATGCATCTCAGTTCCTCTGGTTGCGGCTTGTGTGGTTATCTTTGTAGCTTCTTGATAACCAACCCTTTCTCTCCAAGCGGCCAAAGCTTTTCGTTTGTCCTCACTTTGAGTTCCAGATAAAATTGTTGTTACTGAGGGTATTTTTTTGTCACCAACATTGTAGGTTCTACCTGTAGATTCATCATTCCTTGTATATTCACTATAGTTATATTTTGGATCTATAACAAAGTCAGTGATTGTAAAACTATTATTTTCTCTTAGTATTTTCATTAGGTAAAGGTTTGTAATATTTTCTATAATCTTCCGGTATAAATACAGGTTTTCCAGAATCAGTATAAATAATATTACCTCTTTTGTTTACCAAATAAAACCTTTCACTCATAAATTCATTCATCTTCATCTTTCGCATATAAGTTATTAAATGTTGTTTTCCAATCCATATAACTATCATCACTCTCAGCACAATGTTTCCATTGACTTGGTACAAAATCAGGAGCGCCACTACCTGTAACCCACATAGCGGGTGAGGTAACCCTTACTCTATTATTAGGTAAAGCAACTATACACCCTTTCCAAGGTCCTTCTGTAAGTTCAAGTATATGTGACTGTTTGTGTTGCGCAGGATCATCAGATATTTCTGATCCTGTGTAATCAACCGTCATATAGTATTTACCGGAATAAAATTTACCATCTATTTTACATAGCCAGGGACTTGATGAAGTCCTATCAAATACTATAACTTCGTGATTTCTGGAAGAACAATCCCATGGCTGTGCCAGATGAGTTGGGATAGGAGGAGGAAACTTATCCAAAGGTTCATCTGCCACAAGAGCAGTGATAGGCATTCTTGCCCACATCGCTCCGCCATGAGGATTTTCCAGTCTATTATCTTCGTCTTCACATCCTGTAAAGATAACTTGGAAACTTAAACATCTGTCCGGCACACAATTGACAGCACAAGCAAGAGCATGAATATACTCTCCATGATATTTTCTGTGATTGTGTGTAAATTCTTTTCGTACCCAAACTTTAAAATAGGGTATGTTACTTATCAAATAAGCCATACCCCATCATAAATGTTAAATACCACATGGCAAGTAATTATTTTTTTTTGGTGCTATAACCTAGTTGATTGGCTAGTTTTTTAAAATCGGTAATTGACATATTTGGCATACCTTTTTTTGCTTTACCTTTTCCTTTATTTGCTAACATACCAACATTAGCTTTCATTACTTTTTTAGCTCCACCTTTTGCCATACCTTTAGCCATCATACGACCACCCATGGCTTTCATCATTTTAGCTCCGCCTTTGGCATAGCCTTTAGATTTCATACGTTTTCTCATTATTTTCTCCTATAGGTTTATTTTAGTTAACTTACATTATATTAGTCTATTTTAGGTAGGTAGTAAACCATCAAGGACATTAAAAAAAGCTCTCCACGGCCTTTAAATCGCTTTGTTATTTGCCTAGTTTTTGAGCAAATTACTGTTTAGAAGTAAAAGTGAAATTAATCCAATCAAAGCAATAGCAAGTGCTCCATAAGCACAAATCATTATAAAATCTTCTCTTTCTTTTTTTTTTTTTGCTATAGCTGCTTGTCTTTTCTTTTTAATATCTGTTCGAATAGCAATAAATTCACTCCAAGCATTTGGTGCACCATATAGCATAAACATTTCTCTTAGTTGGTTTTCCATATCATGCACTTGTTTTAATTTAAAGTACGAGTCTAGGGCCTCTTCATTAGTTGTTGTAAACCATTTAGATTTTTCTTTTTTATGCTCTTCTTCTACAACATTCATTTGTTTGACAAATTTAATTATTTGTCCAGACAAACTGTGCAATTCTTTTCCTACTGAAACTCCAGATTTTATTGCGGCAAATGCTGAAGTGGCTATAGTTATTGGGTCCATACGATAAGTCCTACAATGGTGACAATTATGCTTAGCATACCACTCATCATCCAAAATAACAACTTGTCTACTTTAGCACCAATTTTATCAATGTCCTGATGCATATGTGTCAAATGGTTTTCTTTTATGTTTTTGACTTCTTTTTTAACACCTTCCATATGACCGTATAGTGAAATGATGTGTTCTTTTGTTGTTCTAGGCTCCGGCATCTTGTGTTCCTCTTTGTGCTATCATTTGTCCCGAGGGATCGTTTGGAAATAATCCTGCATACGTTTGACCTCTATCCTGTGGCAGTGAAGCTATACCTGCGGGTTGTGGTTGTTGTACAGGAGGGGGTGCGATTGGAGCGGGTTCCGTGGGTCGTGGCATTTGCTCCATAGCGAACATATTTACTGATGGTGCATTTTGTTGCGGTTGAATTTCAGTAATATCAACGTCACTTGGTTGTCCACCTTTTCTTAGAATCTTAATTTTTTCTATTGTTTCTATATCACGAGGACTAACCTCATCATCAACACCTATTGCTTTATAATCAAAACCAAATAAATACTTTATAATATCTTCGTCATATTTTTCAATTGCTGTTTTTGAATTGCGTCTTTCAATAAATTCACGTAATTGTGATATTTTTTTTGGATCCATAAAAACATCAGCCATATTTTTATTATACTTTGCTGATAGATATTTTAATGAACCAGAAAGTATTCTTCCCTCACTTGTAAATACACCAAAAGGCACTCTAATTATATCAACAAGCCACTGAAATTTGTTTTTTTCAGGTCTTCCAGGTGCCTTACGTGTAAACACTTCAAAACTTTTACCTATCACATCTAAATCTTTTAAAACTTGAGGATTATTTTTAAATACTATTTTTAGAGCATTTCTTTCCTGTTGATTACCATATACATTGACGAATTTTTTAGGGTCAAATTCTTGATCTCCAAGAAAACTTTTTGTTGAAACTCTGTCTTTAAAATTTTCTAAAACTTTTCTTTGATAAGATCCAAGTAGCTCTGGTTTATCTTTAATGATGTTAACAGTTCTTAAAATTTGCGATGGTAATTTTGGATTAAATGTTTTGTCAAAAATATTGTCAGGGTCTAAACTACCCAATTGCCCCTTAAATGATTTGTTAAATTTTTCTAATATTCTTTTATTCTTCGCTTGAATCTTTATGTTTTCTTTTGCTAGCCCATCAACATTCTTCATAATATTAGACATACCTTCTCTACCATAAAATTTTTCAAGTATGTAACCATAACCTCTATCTTTGTCTACAAAATCTTTGTGAATAGCTTGAATTTGTGCTGCACTTTTATCTTTAATTTTTGTTCTATAAAAATCTTCTATAGCTTGACGGTAACCATCAAGCATATCTGGTCTTTCTTTTAAAATGTCGTAAGTTAAATCAGTTGTTTGATGTTGCCCTGTGTTAGCACCTGCTTTTTTAAAAGTTGATGTAAAAATGTTTTCATCAGCGATCATTGGTACACCATTTTTCATATACGTTAAATCAGCAATTGCCCCTGAAAATCTCTCTTTCCCCTTTCTATAAAGATTTGTAATTTCGTCATATTTTAATTTCCATGGATCATTTGGTTTTAATGACTTCTCAAACTGTTCATGTATTGCCTTTTTTAAACCTGTAGCAAAACCTGGTAACTGTTCTGGAATACCTTTAGCGGCTTGTCTTTCCATGTCATACACTGTAGACAAAGTGTTACGAATTTGATTTAAAGTTACCTCTTTTGGTAAGGTACCTGTTTTTGACAGTTTAACAATATCTTTAATAGCGGGTTGTACTTTTAAAAGATTATTTTTTTGTTTGTCAGTCAAACCTGAGATATATTTTTGTATTAAATCAGTTTCAATTTTACGACCTTGCTCTAACCCTCCCAAAAGTGTGTACTTTTCTTTAAAATCTGTATACATTTTTTCTTCAAGTTCCTCAACAAGTGTTCTAATTTTTTGACCTTGTGGTTTCATTTGACCATCGGGTAACTTAATAATTTCATCAAAAAGGTTTGTTTCTGATTTATTTAGTGTATCAGATAAAATTTTTAATCTTGGTTTGTTTCTAGTGTTAACTATGTCTTGTATTTGTTTATTTAATTTTGTTGTTGCCATAGGGTCAAATGGATCAAATGTCCCCTGTAAACTATTTTGTATTTTCCTGTTTAACAAAAACAAAGCCTCTGCATTTTCTTTGTTAAAATTACCTAACTTACCAGCAACACCATAATTGGGGTCTGTTTCGTACATCTCTAAATCCGCTAATTGTTTTGGATTGTTAGTTGCTTGAGGTAATTTAAATTTAACTTTTCTAGAAACATTGTAGTAATCAAGTCTGTCATTAACTTCTCTTTCTAATTTTTCAACTTGTTTCAATTTAGCTGGATCAACATCTTCTGCTAAATCAGATAACTCAACTTTACCACCCTTAGCCAATCTATATCCTAATTTAGCTATAAAAGGCAAAGCATAAGTAGTTCCTGTAATTCCTGCATTTATTAAACCAGTATTTACACCCGCTCTTGTCATCAGGTCACCTATTTCTTCATCTGATTTTTCGTCTAAATTTATACCATATAAATTATAACCAGCACCTATGCGAATCGCATCAGCTACACCACTCGCTAGACCAGATCCCACAGCAGATCCTACAGGACCACCATATATTAACCCTAACCCAGCACCTACCATATCAGCAGCACCAACAAGGGCATCTCCACCAATACCAGTAACATCAGCTAAAGTAAAATTAGGGTCATTGATCAACTGTCTTCCCCCTTTACCCTCATTTAAAGCGGGATTAAAAAACTCAAACTCATTAGTATATCTACCAAAAGAAATTTGAGGATCTTGACCAACAATTGGTCGTAATAGTTTATCATAAGCAATTGTTTGATTTTTTAAATCTTTTGCCAAACTACCTGCAAATCTAGCTTCATTAAGACTAATTTCACCTCTTGGTAAAGTACCAAGGTCACCTTCATATTTGTTTAATTCAAGTCCAATTTCTGCTGGTGAATAATATTCTTTAACAGCTACATCACCGTATTTTTCAGAATTAATTATCTTATCTGGTTTAGGTGCAAAATTTTGTAAAAAGTCTTTAAAAAGCACTTTTGTTTGTCTTCTATTTTTATTATTTAAAGTTTGTTCTGTATTTAAATTTATATTTTTATCTACATAATCGTAAACTCTCTGTGCAAATCTTATATCTGACATTGAATTTACATCTTCATCTCCTTCAAAGTGACGACCAGAACCACTTTCCATAAATTTTTCTCTAGAATAGAAGATGCCTTCAGGATCTTTAGTTTCAACATAGCTAAAAAAATCTTGTGTATCACCAGCTTGTCTTCTCTTGTTATACATTTCATATAAAAGATCAAGATCAGAACGTCCTTTAATATTTTTTTCAAAAAACTCAGGTCTTTGCTCTTCTTCTCTTTTTTTATATTCTGGTAATGTTTCGTATATAATCATTTTTTATTATGGTATAGGTGGAGGGCCACCATTATTATTATTATTATTATTATTATTTTTATCTTCTATTTCTTCAAAATACGCTTCTCCAGAGCCTCCCAACTCATCTCTTGCTTTTATGACCTCTTGAAATATAGGATCAAAATCTGATTCAGCTTTACCTGTATAATAAGAATGTCTGTCTATTGCTTGTTGAATACCTCTTTTCGCCACTCTTCTTAAAACAAATAACATTTGTTTTGGATCTGTTTGTTCACCCAATGTCGCCATAGCTAATTCAATATCAGTCGTTGAAAAACGTCCTCCTGGTTCTCTTGCTTTTGCTAAAGTATAAGCTAAATCAATCATTGCAGAACGCGCACTTGCTGATAAGGTTGATATTTTTTGCACAAATTTGGCAACACCATCTTTATAAGGTCCTGATGCTTTAGTAGGATCAGCTACTAAATTATTTAACTCGCTTTCCATTCTTGCAAAATCAGAGACTATTGTTTTACTAGGGTTATTTCTAATAGGATTGATAAATTCAGTAACTAAAGCTCTACTAGAGTTTGCAAATTGAACAATATCACCTGCCGCACCTGTTTTTGCACCAGCTTGAATATCTTTTTTTATACTGTCAGCTAATCTGGCAACAGTTAAAGCTCCCAGCATACTTTCGTTTGATTCATCAATTCTATCTGCTTTCTTTTTTTCCGTTCTTTTTTGAAACTCAAAGGCAACTTTTTCTGCGATGTCATCTGGATCTTTTGATCTAAACTTATTTTTATTTGCAAAATATTCAAAGACGGGTATTGGTTTACTATCACCTTCTTTTAAACCAAACTCAGGTAAATCAGTGTTTGCAATTACATCAATCATCTTTGGTATGTTGATATATCTAGCGGTCTTGTCTTCAGGTGACATAGTTGCACCTAATTCACTTTTTTTTACACTAACAAGTGTTTCAAGTTTTCTGTCGTATTTCTCAACATAATCATCTGCCTTTTCTTTTGCTTTTGCAGGTTGATGAAAACCCTCAATAAAATTTTCGGGACGAATTAAAACATTTTGTTTTGCATTTGGATCATAAACTTCAAAAGGTTTACCTGTCGATTTTGCTTTTGCCAACTCTGCTTCTGTTGCTTTTAGATCAGCTAAACCCATAGCAGCACCACCTAATGCAGGACCTAAATTATCAAAAAAATTACCAGGCTGACCTATACCTCTTGCTAAAAGTCCAGCAAAAATAGCAGTTCTCTCACTATCTGAAAATAAACCTGATGCATCACTTGTTTTTTTTGTTGGCGTTTTTGTTGGAGGTTGCTGAGGTTGAGGGTCGCCTTGTTTTTCTAGAAATTTTAAAAATTCAGAGTGTTCTTGTTCTTGAGCTTGATCAACTTCTTGATTTAAATCCTCAATAGTTTCACCTTGCTTTCGCCCCTGATTAATGGCTTCCACATTTTTTTTTATTCTAGTTTGCTCGTTGCTTTCATCAAAACCTTGCTTGAGAGCATTTAAAATCCCTGGTTCAGGTAGTTCTCTTCTCTGAACATCAATAACTGGTGCACTGGCATCAGGCATAAGATTCGCAACCTGTAGGATACCTTGATCATTTTTTGGTTCAATCTGCATGATACCTTGATCATTGTTTGGTTGTTTACTTTGATTACCCATAGCAATTTGTTGGAAATCAATAGCTGCACCAGAGCGAAAACCTTGTGGTTTGTGTAACTCCATAAATCTTTTTTGAAATAAAGGTCTGAGTAAAGTCTTATCCATACTTTACCCCATTGGCTTTAGAAGTTGATAGGCAGCATAAGCACCTAATCCTGTTGATGCGGCTTTAGCTAAAGGATCAACACCAGGACCTGTTGTTTGAGTAACAGTTGATGCAGCAGTAGGTAAGGCTGTCATAATACCCTTTTGAAATTCTATTCTTTGATAAGGCTCATAGGCTCTTGCTACTTCTGTTTGTCTTTGGGCAGTTAACGCTTGTTGAGCTAATTGTTGTTGTACAGCTCCCGCTCTTGCCATTTCTTGAGCGGCACCAATACCGGCTTGAGCTTGAGCACCACCTAAAGTGCCTAATAATCGAGCACCTTCTAAACCTGCTGAAATTTCTTGTCCCTGTTGTGCCTGAGCGGCCTTTAATGCATCTTGGTAACCAGCACGTTGTGCTTCACTAATTGAACGTATTCTTCCTGTTTCTAATTCACCAAGAGCCACACCTTCTCTACCACCACCAAAAGCACCAGATTGAATGGCTTGACTTGCTAATTGATTTCTAGAAATTTCTGCTTGTCTGTTAATCTCATCAGTAACAAACGATTGATAAGGGTTCATAAATCTCATAATGTCTGGCATACCTTGAGCTGTTGCCTGAGCTTGTTGAACAGATCCAATACCTTGTGTAAATGCGGGCTGACCTAATGATGCTAAGCCTGTAGCTTGTGCAAACTGTTGTTGTTGTAAAGGTGAGGGAGGAGCTACCTGTATACTTGGTACAGGAATAGGCATCGTGCCTAATTCTATGGCTTCATCAAATAATGCAAGTTTACGTGCTTCAATCTCTGGTGCTTCTCTTGTGATCTGTGTGGTTTTTTCAGGTTGCGAGGGAGCTGGAGCGGGGGAACCACCACCAGAACCACCACCACCCATATAAGCAGGTAAACCAGTGTTTGGGTTGTTGATACCTTTACCACCTATACTTTTCAATAAGGCCTGTTCAAACTTATTTATATGCGCTAGTTCAGTATCCTCTTCCTGACCTTTGCTAGCAATGTCTTTGTATAAAAGTTTATATAACCAAATCTTTAATTGAGTTGGTAAGAGTTTAAGTAGCCACTTCATAAAAATATCCTGTTTGTTTAAATTCTAAACCATTTTTCTTTATTGCTCTACCCCATCCTTTTCTTCCTATAATCTCAAGACCAGAGCATTCTTGTTTTTTTGCATAAGACATAAAAAAGTTTTCTATCTTTTTTATATTTCTTATAACTTTGCTACCACCACAAAACAAAATACATAATACTGTCTTTGCAGGGTAGAATACTTTTTGTACAACATAAACTGCACAGATCGTTTTTTTAACAACAATAAGAAACATTTTCATAGTACCTGATTTGAGTAAACTATAAGTCGTATCTAAATTGTGTCTACCGTTTGATTGTTTGGTTGCACGTTCAATCCAATATTTAACCTTATCCCAAAACACATCTACACACTCTATATCAACTTGCTTTATTTCCATCATTTATTAAATCATAAACTCTTTTTAGAGAATCTTGTTGTTTATAAAAAAATTGAGCACCTTTCCTTCTCATATCTTTAAAATCATCGGGGTTTGCTCCTGACATAATACCTGCACCTAAAATAGCATCTGCTCTTGACACAAATTCACCATCAGCTAATTGTGCTAACATAGTATCTTCATCTTTGTCCCCATTACCAGTACCATCTTCTACATAACCCATAGCTCTTACATAATTGTTTGCATCTTTTTCATCGTGATCTGATTTTGAAGGTAAATAGTTTATACCCCCTTCCTTTAATTGAAGAGTAGCTAAACCGCCCTCTCTTGCTGCAAACATTTCTTCTTGTCGTTCATATACATTTGCTGGGGTTAAGGCATCTGCTGTCATCATAGGTGCTGGTGCTCTATCACCAAGACCTTGCATAGCTGCTCTTTGACGATCATAAGCTTGTTGATATTCTTCTTCTGTATAGGGTTGTGCTGTTGAGTCATCATAAATTGGTTGTTGTGCAGTTAGATCACTAAGCATTTGACCACCTGTCAAAACAGCTCCCGCAGTTGTAAATGGATTTTCTTTTGCAAAATTTACTACTTTATCTGAAATAGATGTGGGTACCGTGCCAGTGGGTCTAACGATTGTTGAGGGATCCATTCTTGTGATCTTACCAGGTACTGACTGATCATACATTTGAGGTGTTCTTGCAAGTGTTCCTCCTATAGTTTCTATGCCAGCACCACCTACGGCTGTTGGAAGTAATTTTCCACCACCTGATGCTAAAACCGCACCACCTGTTCCTGTCAAACCGCCTGCCCCTGCGGCAATGTTACCAAGAGTTCCACCTGTGGTTGAACCAGCAATAAATGGATTTGTAGTTGCTGTAATTGTACTTAGTTTAGTGGCGGGAACAGTTCCCCCCGCCATACTAGCGGATGTTGCGGCTTCCCCAACCAATGTACTAGCTTTTGTTGCTGTTCCTAATCCAGAAAGGGCACCTGCTCCTAGTCCAGCTAAGCCACCTGCTAATAATGCTGTTCTTGTTGATGCACCTGCTAGTTTCGCTATACCAAAAGCGGCGGTGCCAACCATTAGTCCTATTGCAAATGGACCCGGCATAAAAAATCTCCTTTAGTAATTACTAATGTCTAGTTTACTCTGATTTGGTGGGAGTTTCAACTCCCTCTCCATGCATCTCATCATATAAACGACCTGTATATTGATATTCACCAACGTGAGTTATATAAGACATTATGTAACAATACATTTTGCCACCAATTAATGACCATAATCTACAAAAAGCAAAGTCCTCTCCTAAATACTTTTTTGTTTCAGGATCATAATAAGTGTCAAAAAAATTATAAAAATGAGGCCTATCCATATGCTTACCATCAATAGTAGTTTTTTGGATTATCTGTCTATCTGGGTACTCTTGAATTAATTTACTAAATACATCTCGTTTAATTAACATACAACCAGTAGGACAATGTGTCGCTTCAATCAAACCTTTTTCAATTTTTATATTTGTGTTATCATCTTTAATCAACAATGGATATTTAAGAATGTGATGCTCACATTTATTAGGATCAGTAATATATCCTTTTTGTATCTTTTCCATAAGCACATCCCATTGTGCAGTTTTCATAGGATAAGGTACTGAAATTATATCTTTATCAAATTCTAATAATCGTAATACAGATACAGGATCAAAAGCAATATCAGAATCTACGAATAACATATGTGTAAAATCTGTATTTAAAAAATAGCTAACACATAAATTTCTACCTTGTGTAATAAGCGATGACTTCATCATTTGAAACATAACTCTGATGTTTCTCTTCATACATTCTTTTTGTAGTTCAAGCATCGTTTGTGCATAATGCATTGACACATCACTGTGAACAGGAGTAGCAACAAACAGACTTATGGGTTGTTCTTTTTTTAACCAAATAGGTTTATTGTTTTGCATCCAGAACACCCTGCAAAAAAGTTGACCATTCTAAAGCTTTCTTATCCCAAGAATAAAAACGTTTAATATAATTTTGTTGTAAATCTAAATGCTGTTGGATCACTGGTTCGTGGAGCGTGTCCCGACATATCTTAATACCTTCTGCAAACTGGTGAGCCAAGTTTACTAAATTAGTTTCATAGTTGACATAAACAGGGAACTCGGCTCCTGTTTCATATAAAGCCCCATAGTTAGTGACAATACAATACAGACCTGCGGCCATTGACTCAAGTAAAGATATACACGATGTTTCTTCCCAGATACTAGGATAAGCAAACATATGGTAATGAGGTAATTTACTTAAAATAAATTCATTAGGCCTATAACCAAGATAATTTACATTTTTAAGGTTACGAGCCTGGTCATACAAATCAACATAACTGTCATCGTTATCTTGTTGAAACTCTTTACCATAAATCTCACAACTACTATATACATCTAATTCAATGTTTTCATTTTCTAATAATTGCATTGTTGCTAACAAAACATTTAAACCACGCCAAGGTGTAGGATGAAATAACAACCTTAATCTGTCCCCTTGTTTATATGGAATTCTATTTGGAAAATTAGTTACACCATTTTTTATTACATGACATCTATCAGTAGGTATGTCGTAAAGATCTCTATACTTTTCATAGTTCCAACTTGAATTAAATACATACCAATCGTATTTAATGTGATTAGATTTATCTTTAAACCAAGGCGCTATATTAGGTTGGTTAGGGGCATTCTTTTGCCACAGTATATTTAACTTGTTTTCATCTAAAGGTATTTTTTCAGGAACTGAGGTACAAATTGAAAAATTACTAAGTAGATCATTATCAACATATTTACTCAAGAAGTTATGTTGAAGTTCAGTTCCACCTAATGGTGTCAATTTGTTTCTCCATCCATTGGTAACTCAGGGACGATAATGTTAACGTCCCGCTGTATGTCGCTCTCATCTGTATCAGTGGAGCTGTCTTGGATGTCTTTCTTTGCTTCATCTTCATCTTTATAAACTTTACCAGTTTTTTTATTTTTGATGATAACTTCTGATTTACAATGTATTACGTCCATAGTCTTAAATACCAATATTTTTTAATAATTGCAAATAAAATTATCCATTTTCCTGTGAGCGATCTAATAAGGCATAAGAAATAATTCCTTGTATTTCATTGCCAGTACCTGCTGTCATTTTTATAATATCACCTTCTTCTAATACAAGTGTCTGTGATATAATTTGTCGTGTTGTATTTGCGGCAATAGAAGCATTATCAATTCTAAATGTCGCTGAGGCACTTGTGTCTGTAACTTGTGTAGCTAAATTTACTGCACCTGTTGAACCATTGTGCGCTTGTATTTGTTTTACTAAACAACGACCATTTGCTGGCGCTGTCAGTACACTTGTTGTGCCTGTAGTTGTTAGTGAAAACCCTTGATTTTTATATTGTATTGTCATTAGCTCATAAAAAAGTTAAAGGCATCTTGTTCATTTTTTAAATCATTTTGATAAGCAAAATTTAATTGATTTACTAATGTTTCAATACCATAAGTTATTTGTCTTTGGTTTTGTACCACGTAATCATCATTAAGTTCTGGTATGAGTATATTTATTTTAGCCAACTTTTCTCGCTTTCTTTAAAGCTTCTTTTGCTTTCTTTGCAATACTAACAACTTGTGTTTTACCCATTACTTTTGCACGTTGTTCCATAACAGTCAGTATTTGTATTTTTCGTGCATAAGGTTTTTTTATTTTTTTTACCTTGGTAACAGTTTTTCTAGCATCAGTAGGTGTGGCAAATTTTATACTTACTGTATCTTTTGGATTTTCGTCAGTATATAAACGTCTACCAGACTTCTTAGGTTTTTTACCTGTTCCCACTTTTGGATCTTTTTTTACCATTATCTTCTCCCATCAGGTTGCACATCGGCTCTAAAAGCACCAAATCGCCAAGACTCATCAGTTGATGTGTTTTCTATTTTGAGTGATGCTAACCTGCCTCGTGCTCTTGTGTCAACTTTTTTTGTGCTTGATGTAACAGTAAAAGGTCCAAGTGGTGAAGACGCTTCTGTCTCTGATGGAAAGTCTTTAAGGTTTATTGTAATTTGAGCGTTTCCATCAAGCTTACCAAAGTCAGGTATTATCCTTCTTATCTTAACAAAAAATTCTCCTGCACTACCTTCCATAGGCATTTCAAAATCACCTGATTCAATAAACGCATTAATCGCAGTTTTGTTACCTAATACATCAAGTTGATTATTCCCTGTTTCGTGTTTGTATAGAGTTGCTGCACCAAACTCATTTGTGATGCCATTTATAGACACAGATGGTAAACCTGTAGTGCTATATTCTGTAGCATATGGATTATCTAATACATACTTATCACTGTAAGCAGTTCTAGCCAGAGAGCTTGTTGTCCATAGACCTTCTCTATAATTTAAAGTTACACATCTATCAATTTGTGTTGAACCATCCTTACAATAAAACCAATTGATTTCTGTAAATAAAGTATTATATCCGGCAAAGACTTGTTCACTCTGACCAAAATTAAATCCTAAATCATCTGAGGTTTGAGTTGTAAAAACAAAATCCTCTACAGAACAAGTTAGTTTTTTAACAGAACCACCATCATAGGCATAGAAACCACCAGACTTACCCATCCAATACATAATACCATCTACATGCACTAATGAATGTTGTGACATAGCTCCACAGTTTGAACCTACTTGTCTAATTGAAAAAGTGAACGGAGGACCAACAAACTGCATAATGTAAGCCGATGTGTCTGTAACAACAAATATGTAATCTTTACCTCTAGCTGCACTTACTATTTTTGAACCACTATCTAATTGAAATGTTCCGGCTGTATTGGTAGAGACAGGAACATAATCTGTTCTATCCTCTTGATCTGAAAAACGAATAAACATTTTATCCTGAGTATTTATGTTACCAATAGTTGTTTCTGTGCCTAAGTGAATCAGATGCCTATCTGTGTCTGATACAATTGTCATAACACTAGCAGTAGGGTTCGTTGTTACAGAGGTGGCTCTAGTTGTTACACCACTTGTAGGATTCCATTCAAATGTACCACCATTTTTGATCGTAGCTATCAATATTGTTCCATAGTTATCTAATGACCAATTCGCTGGTTCAAGACTTGTGGCAGAAGCAGCTGTAGCAGATCCCCAACCATTAGACCCACTCCACGTACCTGTACCCCAACCAAAACCAAGTGTTTGTGTAGCTGAACCAACAGGAAAATAAGATTGCACTGACCCTGAACCGGCTGCAGTAATTCCTGCACCAGATTCATTAGAGGGCATAGTTATTGTGAAACTGTTTGTAGCTGCTGTAATAATTTGAAAAGGGTTATCTGTAAAGTTAGCAGCTGTAAATCCTGTACCACTTCCTGGCATTGTAACAGATGAAAATACAACATATTCACCTGCTGTTAAGTTGTGGGAGGTTTTATTAACTGTTACTGTTGCTGATCCATTTGTAGAAGTAAATGTTAGACCTGTGATAGCAGTTTCAAGTGGACTAATATCATATATGCCACCACCATAAAATAAAAACAAACCTTTACTTGTACCAATTGCAATATACTCTGTTCCATCTTTGTCAGTCCAAATGTGTGTTGCTCTTGCCACACCTGGTAAAGTTGTTGATACTGCTTGTTGCCAGCCACCAATTTTTTCAGGTTCGCCATAACGAAAACGAACAAAATCACCATCTGTCCATTGATTAGATGCCTCACTCTTTGTTATTTGTTTGTTGAAACCACCTTTAAAGGGTATGCGTATTAGAGGCATGTCACCTCGCAGTCACAGGGTTTGTTCCATCCCCAACGAATGGATTTTCCGCATATGCCATATAGACAAGTGTGTTTCCACTTCCATTTATAGAGCTTTCGCTATCTCTTAATTTAAATCCATTAGCTAAAAAATCTATATCAAAACCAGTAGTATCTGCCGCTGTTGTATCTGCTCTTAATGCTGTACCTATTGGATTTATTGGTGTTCTTTTATTATCCCATATAACCCAAGTACCAGAAACCGAAGCATTTTTTATCATCACCCAAGCTGGTTTAAATCCTGTGTAAATAAAGGGTCCATCTGTACTGCCATTCCCAGTGTAGCTAGAAAATTTACTGTAGCCTGGAATTTCGCTCCAGCAATAAACAATATAATTATATACACTACTTTGATTTAAACTACTACCAACAGAAAACACAGTTGAGGTTGGCTCTGTGTTATTAAAAATATTTGCATCTGTAAGTGGTGTAGTAGTTGAATTTAATTGTAATCTTTTTGTAGCACCTACTGATTTATGATAAACACTCCAAGCCGCAACAGAATCTTTAAATTTTACCATCATCCACTCAGGAGCTGACGATAATCCGTGCCCTATTGTGGCTGCTGCATTACCACCATTTCCAGTATATTCCACAATAGAAAACCCACCAGTAATATTCGCCTGAACAGTGGAGGTAATTGAACCATCAGTATTACTTGCAGTAGTTCCTGAATTTGCTACCCAGTTCCAGCTAACAAAAGATTCACCAGATGTATTGATTGCATCACTATCTTCAATTTGTTGACCACCAGCTAAAAACTTTTGTAATCCATCTATAACTGTTGTACTTGCTGCTGTAGTATCAGATGCAAAAACTAATTGTTTACCTCGTGAACTATCATATAATTGATGAGAGTCAGTAGCATCTCTGTTCTTCGTCCACACTAATCCACTTATGCCTTTAGATGTTTCAGGTAGGTTGTCTTGTTGTAAAGCCACAAAGCCAGTTGGTGGGGTGTAGGTAAAAGATTTTTGACCAAAGTTCACTTCAAATTTATGACTTGTATCATTATGAATAGCTAAAGCTGCATATCTAGTTTCACTTGTACCAATTCCAGATATTGTATAATTTGTTCCATTAGCTGGGTCACCACTATATAAAAATGTATTATTTTTTCCAACCCATAATCTATCTGTATCTGCATCATAAGCAAATTGTAAAATATCATCATTAGCTAGTGCAGTACCAGTTTCTTGTCTTACAACACTTCCATCAAATCTTATGTCATCATTACCACTAGCATTTGGTTGCCAACCATACGAACCACTACTAGTATCCAAACCTGGATATCTACTTGCTGAAGCCGTTAAATAAGATATTGTAGATTCATTACATATACCAAACATAAAAAAATTATCACTAGAATGAGCTACAATTTTTACTTCCCAATAATATTTTCCTGATTTCATACCCAATGTACTTACACCAGTTCGCCACTGACCTGAAACTGAACCATCAGCTTTAAGTCTTCCCTCTGATATTGAACTAAATCCATTTTCTCCTATTACTGCATGATTCTGTGTCGGACTATCGGTGGTCAAGTCAGAAGCAACAAGGTTATGCACAGAAAGATCGTTGTTATTACCACTGGTATCATCGCCAATCGCAGAAGGCGATCCAAACTGTAATCTAAAACCATTTGTGCCATAAGTAATACCCGTTAATGATTTAGGTATCCAACGACCCGTACTTGTATCAGTTAATCCAAATGTGGATATTGCAGGACTACTGCCATCAATCATATTTACTTCTGCAAGATAACCTATGCCTCTTACATAACTTGCATTATTAGTGTTACCAAATGCATTTTCATAAGTTGTTTGATTCATCCAACCTGTTAGATTAGAACCTGCCTGAGTTTCTGTATTCCAACTTGTAACTCTTTCTCCATCAATGTAAATTTGTACTCTATCTGCTGCTGTAGAATCTGTCGTATCTCTGCGAATATAAATGTGATACCATTTACTTGTATCTTCAAAAGTTCTGTTTGTGATATAATTCCAATCATACGAACCTGGAGAACTTTTAATACAATAATAATTTAATTGATTACTGGTGTTAAACTCTAAAGCTTCACCAACTGAAGCATAATCATTTGAAATAAAAATTGAACTAATAGATCCAAGTCTTCCTCTTTTAACCCAAGCTGAGAAAGTTAATATGGTACCACTACCATTTGAACTTGGTGTTCTTCCTACTCTAGCTTGTGCAGTTGCACCATTAAATATACAACTATTTGTAATCGTGCCATTATCTGTGAAAGGTACGAACTTACCGACACGTTGCCCAGCTCCGTTGCCCTCGTAAATAATTGGGAAGAATTGTTCTTCGCCATTTGGTATTGTTGGTGTTGCCATATTAACTCCCTAAATTCTTTGTGCACAAAGCCTTATATCCACTTGGTACACTATAATAAAAATTACCTATTCCACTTGCATCTTTGTTCCCTTGTGCAGTGACTCCATTGTTAAAAGTTCCATCTTGACCAAAGTTCCACATAAATCGTGACGTTGTAGCAGCTCCAGTATCATCACTTGCACCTAAAAAATAATCTACCCCTCCAGTAATACTTATCGCACCTGTGCCAGTGGAACCACTTGTTGGGTCTCCACTATTTTGAAAAGTTCCATTTTTAGAAAAATACAATTTATTATTATCCATATCCACTGCTATACCAATTATGTCTCCATTTGTATATGAATTACCATAACTTCCTATTGGTTGAGAATCGTTGTTATATACATTACCATTACTATAATATGACCAAGTTGTGCTTAATTGTCCTAAATAAACATTAATACCTGTCGTTGGTTCTTGCGTAATACCAATACCACAACCAGCACCAATTTCATAAGCTCTTACTTCGATATACCATTTTCCACTTGTGGGTATTTTTTGTGTAGTAGTGTGGAAAGTATAATTACCAGTTGCTCCACTTGTAGTTACATCTAAATTTCCATCTTTAAATGTTCCTGCAAAATAATAACTATCCAATGGATTTGTAACACAAAAATTATTCGTAGGACTTTCTCCTACCATTTGGTCATGTGCTCCAAGTCCACTTGTACTGAAATCATTACCATTACC